TAAGACTGACCACCATCCTCCATCATAAAAAGGTAAATAAATACTAGATGAAATTGTTGGGTTATTTCTATCAGGAACAAAATCTAATATAGCATACTCATTATAAGGACTAGGGATTGAACCTGAGTAAGAGGCACTTACATATCCTGAGCCTGTATATCTTAAAGATAAGATACTTTGTTCAAGAACTAATCCTATTGCTTCAAATAAAGTTACATTACTAATTGAAGCTGTATTAGTTGGTAAACCATCTGTTTTAAATCTAAATTCAACAGCTCTAGGAACATCACCTGTAGCTCCCCATAATGTGTTTAATTCAAATGATGAACTTATATAAGATGAACCACTAGTATAGAATGAATAATTATATTCATCTTGCCAGTTATCATAGCTATTTATATTTTTATCTTTACCTCCAAACTCATTAATTCTTAAAACAGTATCAGGGATACCATAAGTAGTAATTAAATCTCTTAAACCTGCTACTGATCCTTTTTTCTTTAATAATAAAGGTAAGTTATGATAAATACGTTTATATGTTTCTTTATTTATATCATCTGTAGGGTATAAAGATGAGGTAGAAGAAGCAGTAACATAATTTGTTATATAATCAAGGAAAGAATCAGAAGGTACAGGGTATTGAGTTGTTGTATAAGGTAAATTATATAAACTACCTGATGGAGTTATACCTAATAAAGCTTGATATAAATCATTAGATGAGAAATTATTTTGATATATTGTTATACCAGCATCTCTTAAAATATCAGCTACTAAATCTTTTGAAACACCATAATTTAATCTATTATCAGCGTCAAATTTAGTAGTAATGTTTTGTAAATATAGGAAAACATTATCAAACATTTGACCTATCATCTCAACAAATAACTCATAATTAGCATTTTCACTATCCTCTCTAATGTAAGAAGGTATAGCTAAAACTAAAGCATTGTTATTTTCAAGGTCATATTCTTCAGCTACTAATGATTGGGTAGCTAAAAAGTTTAAACCAGCTGTTGAAGTAGTTGAAACATTTATATATGGTGGGTTACTATTTGTTTTAGGCCAAGATGTAGATCCTGAAGTATAGTAAAGATAATATTCATATGAGTCAAAAGTAGTAATAATTTCATCAATTTTATTTTGATAAACTATATTACTTGAAGAAACATAATAAGAACCACTTGAAGGAATGTTTGATAAACTAGCACTATATGTGTATTCTTCTAATAATCCTAATTTATAATAAAAATTTTCTAATCTAGTTAAAGCAGAAGAAAAATGTATAAAGTTAGAATATTCAGAATAATCAACATTAATGTTTATTCCTGTTTGAGCTAAAATATTATTTAATTGGTAGTTAAAACTACCTGTTCCCTGGCTATAAGAACTAGTAGCATTTTTTAAATTACTATAGTTAATATAATCAGTTGAATTGTTTATTTGATCTGATAAGCTTAAATTATAGTTAGGACCTTTTAAATAAACATTGTTATCTAAATTATCAAAAACATAATTAATATCAATGTTATAAGCTATAGAGTTAGCTGTTTGAGTAACAACCCAACATTGAGTTTGTAATGGAAATAAAGATGGTAATGGTTCATATAACTTAATTAACACTGTAGGGTTATCAATACTTGAAGTATCAAGTAAAGCATTAACAGCAATTAATAAATTATTATCTCCAAAATCTAAATAAAAATCATAATAACTTCCTGTAGTAGTATTAATACTATTTATTAATTCTAATGAAGAAGAAATTACCTGTTGATTAGGTATAATTGTAGTATCTAATCTTACTTCAGTACCGTCTGAACTTATTTCTGAAATAAAATAAGGGAAAGTAGGTGATGATGAAAGTTTAGGGCTTACAAAATTATAGACAGTATTATATTGTCCATTATTAAATCCTTGTTGAGTTAAATCTTGTACAGGATCAAGGGTTAAGGTGTTATTAACTAATGAATAGTTAGGATAACCATTAACATTACTATAAACTATTTGACCATTTAAATCATAAATAAAATACTCAACTTTATCTATAGATGGATTAAATGAAGTTTCTACCTCAAAGGAAGCAATAAGAGAACTATCTTCAACAGAATATGTTTGAAGTTCAAATGTTTCAGGGTTAATTGAATTGATATTTACTATTCTATTCATTTTATATTGGTAGACTTCCTGTTAAAATTTGTTGTTGTAGGTCTAAGTTTTCTTGTCTTAATTGAGTTATTTCATCAATTAAAGCTTGTATAGTACCATCATCAGCTTGATTACCACCTATGTAACCTTGGCTCGTTTGTATAAGGTACTCATGAGAATTTACACTTCCAAATTTAGGTATTTGGAAAAATATTTCTTGATAATTTTGAAAAAATTCTGCTACTGTTATAGCAGGTATTGAGGTAGGAGCTACTGGTGGTGGTTGAACTAATTGAGTAAAAGAAGTATCAATAACCCTTTCATATTGGGGTTTTACATATACTTGTTTATTTAATTGTATAGTTTCAGACATTATCCATTAATAACTTTAAAGTAATATTGATTGTTAAATACTATTGTTGAACCATTTAAAGTAGTTTTAATTAAAATGTTATAATATCTTTCAGGTTGTAAGAAATCCATATAAACATCAAAATAACTTGAAGTAGCATCCGCACTAATCTGAGTATAGCTATTATCAAAATCAACTATATATTCATTAGTTTCTAAATCTTTAATAGCCCAAGTTGATGAACCTGAAGGTAAATAGAAATTGTTTGTATATACTGAAGATGTTTGCCATAATTGAATTGGGTATTCAGGACGAGCAGTAACTCTAAATCTGTTTATACTCTGGCTATAGAAAACACCAGGATTATCTGCTAAGTTAATTGTAGCAGGAAGTGTATTTAATATTGTTTGAGTTGATGACCCTGTATTCCAAGAAAAATCAAACCAACTAATTTGTAAAGCTGGAGGGTAAATAGTATTAGTATCAACAGAATAATATTTTAATTCCGGTTGATAGTTTTTATTATTAACAAATTCTTGTCTTTGTTTTAATAAGAAACCATGGTTAGGTAATTTTGTAAGAGGTACAGACCCAGAACCTGTTGTCCAAGCTCTAAGAGTGTTAGTTACATTTAAATTAAGATCTTTATCTGTTCTATAACTAAAAGTTACAGACGCTGTATATTGAGATCCTGTATACCAAGTGCCTCCTCCTGAAGGAACAGAAGATGTAAATGATGATGTAGCACCAGCAACTGGAGGAATAATCCATTGATTGCTACCTGAGTAGTCAGCCCAGATCCAACTAGCACCATCTGTTGAAATAGGATCATCTAAGTAACGTCCTGTACCCATTCCCCATTCTTGGGCAGCAGGGAAACAATCAACTGAAGTAGTAATATTTAATCCTGTGACTGTAGAAACCCAACATTGTAATATAGCATTCCAACTTCCGCTTTGATAGATATTATCAGGCATTGGGTCAAAAGCAGCTGTTATGTCTTCATCAGCAAATTTAATTAAAAATCTACTTGTTTGGGGGTTAGGATCAGAATAAGCAAAAGTTGTAAGAGTAGCTTCAACTATCTCATCTAACCCTGTATTCATATTAGGGAATAAAGAGTATAATGTTGTGTCTTTTTCGGGGAATATTTTTAATACAGCCATTTCGTTTTATTATAAAGGTACTACTCTTCCTTGGATGTCCTGGTTAGGGTATTTTACTTCAAATATAGACGGGTCTAATGAGGGATAAACCACATTATCTGCTGTGGCTCCGTTTATATCATAAGCGTATTTGCTATACCCTAAACTTTCTCCTACTAAATTAGTAATGTTAATTGTCTTAACAGTTTGTACACCTTCAATTCTATCTAAAAGAATATAAATGTCTCTTAAAACAATAGGTTGATTAATTTGCCATCTATCAATAGCAAAATATTCTTGTAAAGCTAAGATACATCTTGTTAATACTTCATTACTATTAAAGTTAGGTAAAACAATAATATCAAAATTTACTCCAATATTAATAATAAAGGCATCTTTAATTGTTACAGAATCATTTACCATTCTATATTGAGAAAGATAAGTTATAACATTCTGTTTTAAAGCTAAAGAAGTAGTTGTTAGTTGGTTATTTACATTGTATGATAAAATATATAAATCCAATACTGATTGAGACTCACCAGCTGAAATAGATTGTGCTTTAGTAGGCTCAATATATGCTTTAGAAACAACTCCATATCTAGCAGGCATTGAAAGTGCTCTTACTAAATAATCATTTTGAGTTACGTTACGTAATTGAGTAGCAAAATTAGCTGAAGAGTTTTGTCTAATTTCTTCAATTGTATCTCCATCACCACCTCCATCAGCGGCCGCTGGATTAGTAACTGCTAAACTACATTTAAAGTTGTCTGGGAAGGGGCTATACCATATGTTTTAGTAAATAAGAAATTTTCAGGTGAATAAGCAGTTGTTAATTTATCTTGTTCAAAAGGTAAACCAATACCTACATTGTTTGGATTTGGAGTGATTTCCTCATCTGTATCATCTGCTGTACCTGCTCCAAATTGTAATTGTAAAGATCCAGTATTAATAACACGAGTAGCAAATCTACGTTGGATTTTTTCTAATTTTAAAATATAAGGAGTATCACCAGCATATTGAGATAAATTAGGGTCATTAACATTTGTATTTTTAATAGAATTAAAAATCATTTCTTGACCTAAATAATCTACTTCATACCATTCATTTCCATCAGTATCAATAATATCCAAAATACCAATAATTTTATCATCATTAATGTCTACAGTTGAAAATTGAACTGGAGCACCAAAACTAAAAGGTACAGTGTTTATGTTAGCAGATATTGCTTTTCTTGATTTCTTTAAAAGAAAATATAAAGGAGTACCACTTCCATCAACTTCATAGACTGTAATTTCAGTTGGGTCACCTGAACTTGAGACTGAAAAGTCTACAGGATCTTCAATTAGAAAAGATATAGATGCATTAGAAGTTGAGGTCACATTTGAATTCGCGGGTACAAAAAGGGAATAACTAAAATCAGGTACTCGACTTGATGTAGGTCCAGTAGCTGGTATTTGTTGATAAAAATCAACAATAGTAGTAGCTACTTGAGTTACATTAGGCTTATAACCAAACATATAAGCTAACTCATACAAATTATTAGGTTGTCTAGCGTATTGTAAAAAGTTTTCTTGGATTTGGTTATC